TGGTCTCGTACAACCAAAAGAAATCCGCATCGGATGGGGAGCCTCGTGGGAAGGTACCCAATGGGTCTTCGATCAGTCGTCGGGTGTCTTGAACCCTAACGGACAACTTCCATTCTTCGGTACATCCAAAAAGGTTGCCATGTGTGGAATGATGTCCCCTAGAAACACACCCTACTCGAGCATCGAAGCAGCCATCGAAGTAGGTCGTTCATTCTGTCACAAGCAATTCGGAACTCGTCGACCCTACGAACCCTTCATGATTACACACATCATCATATTGCTTATAGTTTTACTTATCCTATTGGTATATAGAAGAAGGTCATGAAGTTCGTAGCCAAAGTTCATGAACCCATGTATGACTTCAACGACAAAAAGTACATCAGGTTCATCATTCCCGACAAGGTTGCAGAGATCATCGAACGTATGCATACATCGAAGAGGTATCTACTCGTCAACAAAAGGGTCGATGATCCACTCGATGGCCGAGTTCTCACCGTAAAGGTTCCGTTCCGATATAGGAGGGTGATGTGTGAAGTCAAGGGACGTCCCATTCAATCTCTTATAAGGGGTGACGAAGTCAATGTTGACATAAACTTCAAGGGTGTATGGAATGTGGGTGATCACTCAGGTTTTTCTTGGGTACTCTCATCCTGTTCAGCGGGGTCTTGAGGAAGATCAATTGTCGTCAGACCACCCTTCTTGAAGCCTGAAAACTTCTTAGGTCATCTGTTCAATGTTCATGCGAAGCTTCTTAATATTTTCTTCAACGTCGACAGTAGGCATTTACTCATTTAAAGTTTGTCACCTTTAAATAAGTAATTCATGGCGGTCCTCACAAGGACTGGACTTATTCTGGAGAGTCCAACACCAGAAATTAAAAAGGAACTTACGGTAAGGCCACTCGTGAACAATGAATACGGATTTCCTCCGCCACCTTTCAAAGTTTACCGAACAGCTAAGAGTGGAATCTGCGTTCCAAGATTCTACGGAACTGATGTGCCTACACAAGATAAGCGACCAGCCCCCACCAGAACCAGGATCAAGTTTACCGGAAAGCTCAGAGATGCAACGCACCAGAACGAAGCACATGTGGCAGCAATTCGAGCAGGCCACGGCGTCCTTTCTTTACCATGTGGCTATGGGAAGACGACGGTATCCTTGGCCATAGCATGTACACTCGGGTACAGAACGATGATCATCGTCCATAAGCAGTTTCTGGCAGATCAATGGCGTGAACGTATCAAACAGTTTTGTCCAGGAGCAACAATAGGTGTTGTTCAACAAAATAAAAAGGAGGTTGAATGCGACTTTGTCATCGCGATGCTTCAGTCCTTGTCTCTCAAAGAGTACTCCTTCAGTGACTTTGATAGTATCGGGACGGTCATCGTGGATGAAGCTCACCATATTTGTGCTAAGGTCTTTAGTCAAAGTCTTTTCAAGATGTGTCCTCGACATATCTTTGGATTGTCTGCCACACCTGTCCGAAAGGATGGTCTAAGCAAGGTGCTTCATTGGTTCATGGGTCCAACATTTTTCGCAGTTGAACGCCAGAATCAAGAACAGGTTGAAGTTTTTTCCGTTCAATATGAATGTCCAATGTTTAAGAATCCACCACCCTGTACACGAAATGGACAATTGTCACTTGTCAACATGATTACAGAATTGGTCGAACATAGAGATCGTAACAAGATGCTTGTCAGTTTGGTAAAAAAAGCTTCACAGGGGACCAGACAACTCTTGGTACTAAGCGATCGTCGACAGCACTGTGAATTTCTCCATCAGTGCTTCCCAAAAAGCTCGGGACTCTATATGGGGGGTATGAAAGAGGCTGATCTCGAAGCATCATCGAAGAAGAAGATCATTTTCGCAACCTTCAGTCAGGCTCACGAAGGCTTGGACATTCCAACTCTCGACACAGTCATTTTGGCAACCCCAAAGTCTGACATACAACAGTCAATAGGGCGTGTCATGCGAGAGACGCCAGGTAAGAATAACAATCCTCACATCTACGACATCGTCGACCATTGGTCTATACTATTTGCCATGTACAAGAAAAGACTACGGGTCTATAAACAGGGTGGATTTAGAATCGACGCAGTCGAGGATAAGGAAGAAGTGAACCCATTTCAGGGTAAGTGTCAATTTTTATAATCTACACATCTAATAGATATGTCTGGTGCACTCATTCAACTTGTTTCCAAGGGTGCTCAAGATGTCTATTACATGAGTGGTGAAGGAACTTCCCTTTTCACGTCAAAGTATACGAGACATACAAACTTTGCTCAGGCTCCCAAACTCATTAAAGAGTTTTCACTGGCTGAAGATTCGTGTGTCATTCCCACAAATGGTGATCTACTCACGGGTCTATGGTTCGAGGGTACGAACCTTGTTGANGGGTTCCAGGGATCGACGATTGACCTCTACATCGGTGGTCAACGAGTCGATTCCCAACCCTTTGACTTTATGAGTGATGTCTATCAGAATTACCTCGCAGATACCTATACGAAGTCTCAGGAGATTAACAATAAGTGCTCCGTCAACAATACAAACTTTATTCCGTTGACCTTCTTTTTCAACAANAAAAGTTCCTACATTCCCATGGTGGCTCTTCAATATCATCAGGTGGAAGTCCGAGTAAACTTCCAACAAACCATGGATACACCCTTTTCCGCTAAGCTGTATGGTAACTACGTATACCTGGATGCTCCAGAACGTAAACGATTCACATCCACTAAACTAGACTTCATCATCACACAGACACAGACAATTAAGGAAAAACTCGTACCGGGGTACAACGACTATGACCTTTCTCAATTCAACCACCCAGTAAAGTCACTCTTCTTCGGNATACCAACAAAGTCAAGTAACGTGATCGAAGATCGATTCACCTTTGACTCCGCCGACATTTTATTGAACGGTACACATCTTTTCGAGTCTATGACACCAACGTATTTTCACACAGTACAAAACTATTTTCATTCTGACTTTGGTATTTCTGCATTCCACGAACTGTACAACACACCGTTCTATACTCGGTACTACGCCTATCATTTCTGTACAAACGCTTCAGACTACAAGTCTACGGGTTCATGTAACTTCAGTCGCTTAGATAATGTCCAACTACAGATTCGCGATGCTGCTGTCGGTACTGAGCGAACAGGTGAAGACATTCGAATCTACGCCGTAAACTACAACGTGTTGCGTATCCAGGACGGAATGGCTGGAATTTTATTCGGAAACTAATATAGTAAACCATGGTTGGTAAAACACCTCAAGTTCGAGAAATTGTCTACAACGTTCTCGATAACAGTGGTAAACGAACGGTCATCGCCAAGGGTGCTACGACGGTCGATGTTGGTGACACGAAGGAACTCTTCACGAGAACGTCGAATTTGGAAGCTTTCACCACCAATAACTTCTCGAATATCTCTGTTGCACAGAGTAACATCCTACAGTTGGAGAACTTTTTGGGGGGTATAATTCCTGGCGGTGGTATACAGAATATTTATAGCCCACTTCTCCTGACGTTACAAAGTGATCACGCCGATAATGTTGATCGTATCGAAGTACTCGAAGAAGTGCATCTCTCCAACAGTATCATCGTGTCGAACAATTTTTCGAACATAACCATCTTACAGGAAATCGTGGATTCTAATGTTGGACGCATCGATGGTGTAGTCGCGGACCAGTTGTCCAATACTGTCATTCTCGATGGGACGTTTTCGAATGTCACCATTTTACAGGGAAACGACGCCAATAATTTTTCAAATATATCTGCACTACAAACAACTATTCAGCCAGCTCTTACCGCTCTTCAAGAAGGGCAGGCATTGCAGGATGATGTCAATGATCTGAAAAATCGTATCACAACCACAAGTAATATCGTTCTAGGATCAGGATCCGGGCAGGATCGTGTCGGTGTACAAGCTACTGTATTGGGTATTACATCCGGGCGTAATATCGGTGATTATTCTATTGGTATAGGCTTTAATTCACAAAATTACGC